GCCGACACCGCCTTCGTGCGCGCGCAGATCGAGGTCACCTGCGTGGCCGCCGAGTACGAGGCGCTCAAGTCCCTCGGCGAGGCCGTGCGCCTGGCGCTGGCCTACCGCCGCGGCGCCGTGGCCGGGTACGAGCTGCTCGGCATCTTTATCGAGAGCGAGGGGCCCGACGAGTTCGACCCCAACCGCGACGAGTTCTTTCAGGCCTGGGTGTTCCGCGTCGAGCACTCGGAGCCCTGATCACCGGGCGCAGCCGCTTGCCGGAGCGGTGGCGCCGCTTTTGACGGCCGGCATTTTCGGAGATCTTCACCATGGCAAAGACCCTGGCCACCGGCTCGCAGTTCGCCATCGCGTCGGCCTATGGCACCGTGCGTGCCTTCACCAGCATCACCAACGCGGCCGAGGCCGTGGCTTCGTTCGCCTCGGACCCCGCGCTCGCCGTGGGTGACATCGTTGAGGTCGCCTCCGGCTGGGGGCGCCTGGACAAGCGGGTCGTGCGCGTCAAGGCGGTGTCCGGTGCCGGCCCGTTCCTGGTCACGCTCGAGGGCGTCAACACGCTCGACACCAACAAGTTCCCGGCCAGCGCCGGTGCCGGCAGCGTGCGTGAGATCAACACCTGGCAGCCCATCACGCAGATCGCCGACATCAGCCCGTCTGGCGGCGAGCAGAACTACGCCGACTCGTCCGACATGGACGACAGCGACGACAAGCAGATCCCCAGCAACCGCAGCGCGGAGGCCCTGTCGCTCACCGTGCACCATGACCCGGCGCTGGCCTGGGTGTCGGTGGTCGACGCCGCCGAGGGCGTGCCCACCGCCTTCCGCGTCATCTACCCCGGCGGCGCGCGCATGCTGGCCAATGCCTACTTCACCCGCCGCACCACCCCGCAGCTCACGCGCAACGAGACGATCAAGTCTGGCATCGACCTGACCTACGCCGCGCGGCCCATCGAGTACCCCAACTAAGGCGGCGCGATGGATCTGGCAGAGATCGCGCGGCGTCAGCGCGCCGCGCGCGAGGTCCTGCACGAGGAAGGCGGCTGCCGCTTCACACTGCGGCTGCCCACTGCGCACGAGAGCCGCTGCGCGCTGCTCGCCGTGGTGCCGGCGCTGCCGGCCGCCGCCGGCAAGGCGCGCATCGAGATCGGCGGTGAGGATCTGGCGCGGCTGAACCGCCTGCTGCTCGAGCGCGCGCTGGTGGGCTGGGAGGGCGTGCATCTGCGCCACCTGCTGCCCGATCTGGCGGCCGATGAAGACCAGCCGTGGCCGTGGTCCGAGGCCGCCGTGCCGCTGCTGCTCGACGCCCAGCCGGCCTGGGAAAAGGCTCTGCGCGACCGCATGGGCGACGCCGCCGAGCGCCGCGGCGCGGCGCTGGAGGCCGACGCAAAAAACTGAGCGTGCACGTCTCGGAGGCTGTTGATCCGAGCGTGCGCAGACTCCGTGCAGCTGGCTATGGCGGCCTGCTGGAATCGCCGCGGCCGTTGTCGGTGGCGGCCGCGCAGGCCGTGCACTGCTGGCGTTTCCTGGACGGCTGGCATCCCGAGCGGCTGCCCCTGTACCTCGCGCTGTATCCCGTTGACGACATCGACGGGCTGATCGATCGCGTTCAGGCCATCCGCGCTGCGGTGGACGATGCGCGCGCCCCCCCGGAGCAAGACTGATGGCCACCAACGTTGCGATCGTCTTTACCGGCCGCGACCGCAACACGCAGGCGCTCGCCAAGCAGTTGTCGCGCGAGCTGGAAGGCCTGCGCGACGAAGGCGAGCGCCTCACCAACACGCTCAGCAAGATCGGCGTGGGTCTGTCCGCGGCCGGCATCATCGCCTACGGGCGCGCGCTCACCGCCTCGCTGTCGGGCCTCGATGACCTGGCCGAGATGACCGGCGAGAGCGTGGAGAACCTCTCCATGCTCGCCGCCGAGGCGCGCATCAGCGGCACCGAGATCGACAAGGTGGCCGGCTTCGCCAACCGGCTGGCCAAGGGCCTGCTAAACGCGGACGACGAGACCAAGGACGTCGGCCGCGCGCTCAAGGCCCTGGGCGTGGACGCGCGCGACGCCAACGGCCAGCTCAAGAACACCCCGCAGCTCATGCGTGAGATCGCGCAGGCGCTGCAAACGGTGCAGGAGGGCCCTGGCCGGCAGAACATCCTGCAGGCGCTCGGCGGCCGCAGCGGTGCCGAGCTGATCCCGTTCTTCAACGATCTCGCCCGCTCTGGCGAGCAGGTGGCGCGCGTCACCACCGCGCAGGCCGCCGCGTCAGAGCAGGCCGAACGCGCCTGGCGCGGCCTGTTCCTGGAGATCAACCAGGCCAGCACCAGCCTGCTGGTGCAGGCGCTGCCCGCGGTCGAGGGGCTGGCGCGCGGCCTGACTGCCGTGATCCGCGCCAACCAAGACCTCGGGCGTGACAACGGTGTGGCGCAGTGGGCGGAGAACGCCGCCGTCGCCGCCGCGGTGGTGATCGACGCGCTGTCGGCCGTGCCGCGCCTGGCGCGCGCGGTGGCTGGCAGCTTCGAGGTCGTGTTCGCGGACCTCAAACTGCTCGCCGAGGCCGCGGCCACCGCCGCCATCGCGCCCACCAAGGTGGTGAGCGTGATCACTGGCGAGGCGATGCGCGAGCGCAACGCCGTGCTCGAGCGTGCCAACGGTCGCTGGTCCGAGCTGTGGAACTACAACGGCCGCGCGGTGGAGGAGTCGGTGCGGCGGTCGATCGCCGCGATCCGCCTCGGCAATCAGGCGGTGGCCGACTTCGACGCCAACGCCGACGCGCGCGACCTGCGCCTGGCGCGTCGCCGCGCCGTGGACTTTACGGCGACCACTGGCGGGGCGGCAGCCCGCGTTACGCCGCCCAAGGAGCAGATCTCCGAGTCGCAGCGCGAGCTGGCCCGGTTCGTCGAGACGCTGGCCCGCCAGCGCGAGCAGCTGGAAGAGATCAGCCGCATCGAGCAGGTGCTGCAGTTCCTACGCGCCAACCCTGGCGTGGACACGCCGCAGGTTCGCGAGCTGCTGATCGGCCAGGCGCAGCTGAATGACGCGCTCGAGCGCGAGCGCGACATCCGCCGCGAGCTGGCCCGCATCGCGCAAGAGGAGATCGCCGCCCAGCGCGCGCTGGATGATCAGCTCAACCAGCTGACCGGCCGCGCCGAGGAGGCCCGCAAGATCGCGCTCACCGCGCGCCTGGAGGCGCGCCTGGCCGCCGGCGAGATCTTCACCGCCGATGAGCTGGACCGCGCTGTCAAGGGCATCGCCGGCATCCGCGACGAGGTCAAGAACGTCGCCGACGAAGCCGAGCGCTTCGGCCTGGTGTTCGCATCAAGCCTTGGCCGGTTCATCGAAGGCGGCGGCGAGGGGGGGGCGCGTGGGTTCTTCGATTCGCTGTCGCAAGACCTGCTCAAGCTCACCACGCAGCTCTTGATCGTCGAGCCGCTGGCCAAGGCCGTGCGCGATGCGCTGTCGGGTGGCGGCACAGGTGGCGGCGGTGGCGGCGGTGGCGGTTGGATCGGGGCTGCCGCCAGCTTCTTTGGCGGCCTGTTCGGCGGCGCCCGCGCCGACGGCGGCCCGGTGAGTGCCGGCCGCGCCTACCTGGTCGGCGAGCGCGGGCCCGAGATGTTCGTGCCGCGCGGCAGCGGGCAGATCGTGCCCAATGGCGCCGGCATGCGCCCGGTGCAGGTAGCCAACACCTTCGTGCTGCAGGGCCCGGTCGATCGCCGCACGCAGGAGCAGGTGGCGGCGGCCGCGGCGCGGTCGCTGGTCACCGCCAGCCGGCGCTACAACTGAGGTTCGCGTGAGCTTTCTCGAATCCCCGCGGTTCTCTGACCGCATCGCGCGCGGCATGGCCGGCGGCCCCGCCTTCAGCACCGAGGTGGTGGTCACTGCCGCGGGCGGCGAGCAGCGCAACCAGAACTGGAGCCAGGCGCGGCGCGAGTACGACGCCGCCATTGCCGTGCGCACGCTGGCCGACTTCGCCGAGATCGAGGCGCACTTCCTCGCCGTCAAGGGCCGTGCGCTCGGCTTCCGCTTTCGCGACGTCGCTGACTGCCGTGCCGAGTACGTCCAAGGCCTGCTGCAGCCGCTCACCGCCGGCCTGGCGGTGGGCGCGGCCGGTCTCGGCTACGGCGTGCCGGTCTACCAGCTGGTCAAGCGCTACGTGCGCGGCCTGCAGCAGCACGACCGCGAGATCCGCAAGCCCGTGGTCGGCAGCGTCGCCATCCGCCGCGCCGGCGCGCCCGTGCCTTTCGGTGGCGGCAGCGGCCAGGTCGCGCTCGATACCGCCACGGGCCTGGCCACCTTCGGCCCCGACCAGAGCCGCACCGTCAGCGCGCAGACCGTGGGCGCGCAGCACGTCTTCACTCTCAGCAGTGCGTTCTCGCCCAACGTGGCAGTGGGGCAGCGCGTGTGGGTGTCTACCGTGGCTGGCACCGCCGCGGCGGTGCTCAATGACCGCTCGCATGAGGTCGCCGCCGTGAGCGGTGCGCAAGTCACCATCGCCACCAGTACCACGGGGCTGGCGGCCGCTGGCGGCGTGCTGTCGCTCTATCCGCAGCCCGGCCAGGTGCTCGATTGGGCGGGTGAGTTCGACGTGCCAGTCCGGTTCGATGTCGACAAGCTCGCTCGCCGCGTGATCAGCCGCAGCCCCTCCGGCGAGTACCTCGTGGAGTGCGACAGCATTCCGCTGATCGAGGTGCGCGTATGAAGACGCTGCCGGCCGGCTATGCCGCGCACCTGGCGCAGTCGCTCACGACGCTCGCGGTGCTGGTCAAGGTCACGCGGCGCGACAGCGTGGTGCTGGGCTTCACCAGCCATGACCGCGACATCGTCTTCGGCGGCGTGACCTACGGCGCACAGAGCGCGCTGGCCGCCAGCGAGATGCAGAGCAGCGCCGATCTGGCCGTGGACAACCTGCGCGTCGACGGCGCGCTCGGCCTGCTCATCTCGGCGGCCGATCTTGAAGCCGGTCTGTACGACGGCGCCCGCATCGAGGTGCTGCGCGTCAACTGGCAGGCCCCGGCCGACGGCGCCGAGACCCTGCGCGTGGGCGAGCTGGGCGCCGTGCAGCGGCGTGACGGCGCCTTCAGCGCCGAGATCCGTGGCCTCACCGCGCGCTTGGCCGCCACGCTCACCCGCACCTACCTGCCGGCCTGCGATGCAGACCTCGGCGACGCCCGCTGCGGCGTGGCGCTGGCCGGCTTCACGCTGTCCGGCGCGGTGGTCACGGCGGTGGCCGGCCGCGCCGCCTTCACCGCCGCCGGCGTGGCCGAGGCTGCTGACTGGTTCACCTTCGGTCGGGTTACCTTCACCACCGGCGCCAACGCCGGCCGCAGCATGGAGATCAAGCGCCACCAGGCCGGCGGCGTGTTCACACTGGCGCTGCCGATGCCCCAAGACATCGTGCCGGGCGACACCTTCACCGCGGTGGCCGGGTGCGACAAGCTGATCGGCACCTGCATCGCCAAGTTCAGCAACGCGGTCAACTTTCGCGGCTTTCCCGATCTGCCGGGGCAAGACCGCCTCGCCCGGCCGGGGGGCACCTGATGGCCGTTACCCGCGCGCAGGTGGTGGCGCAGGCACGCACCTGGCTCGGCACCCGCTGGCAGCACCAGGGCCGCGTGCGTGGCGCCGGTGTGGACTGCGCCGGCCTGCTGGTGTGCGTGGCGCAGTCGCTCGGCCTGCGCGTGACCGACGTGCCAGGCTACGGTCGCCAGCCGCTGGGCGACACCCTGCGTCGCTTGTGCGAGCAGCAGCTGGTGCCGGTACCGCTGGCGGCTCTGCAGCCGGCTGACGTGCTGCTGCTGCGCTTCAACACCGAGCCGCAGCACCTGGCGCTGGTGGGTGACCATCCGGCCGGCCTGTCGCTGCTGCACGCCTACGCGCAGGCGCGTCGCGTGGTGGAGCACCGGCTCGACGCCTTGTGGCTCGGCCGCGCGGTGGCTGGCTACGCCTTTGCTGAGCTGGCGGAGGCCACGGCATGAGCGGCGCTACCGGCCGCGCCGTCCTCACCGTTGCCGGGCAAGTCATCGGCGCCTACTTCGGGCCGATCGGCAGCGCGATCGGCGGCGCCATTGGCGGCGCGCTCGGCAATGCGCTGTTCCCGCTCGACCCCGTCGAGGGGCCGCGCATGCAGGATCTCAAGGTCCAGCAGAGCGCCTATGGGCTGGGCATCCCGCTGCTGTACGGCAGCGTGCGCACCGCCGGCAACGTCTTCTGGGCCAGCGCCATCCGCGAGACCCGTACCGAGGAAGATGTCGATGGCAAGGGCGGTCCCTCGCAGACCGTGGTCAGCTACAGCTACGACGTCGATCTGGCCGTGGGCCTGTGCTCCACCGAGTGCGTGGGCGTGCGCCGCATCTGGGCCAACGGCCGGCTGATCTATGACGTGGTGGCCGGCCAGTCGCCGGCCGCCGTGGCGGCCGATGGCCGGTATCTCGACCGCCTGGCCTTCTACCCCGGCAGCGAGACGCAGCAGCCCGACCCCACGATTGAGGCCGCGCGCGGCGTGGGCAGCACGCCGGCCTACCGCGGCATGTGCTACGTAGTGCTGAGCGGCCTGCAGCTCAACGAGTTCGGCTCCGTGATCCCGAACCTCGAGTTCGAGGTAGTGCAGTCCGGGGCGGCCAGCTTCCCCGCGCGCAAGCTCAGCGCCACCATCACGCCCGGCTATGTGCGGGCCGAAGAGCCCGGCGCGCCGCTGTGCATCATCACTGGCGCCGAGACCGTGGTGCGCGTGATGAGCGGCGCCGACGGCAGCATGCGCATCTACGACTATGCCGGCGCGCTGCTGAGCACCGAGCGCCGCAATGAGTCCGACGTGCGCTTTCCGGTGCCGCAGTGGGACGAGCTGCCGGGCGGGTATCGAGAGATGTGGCCCGCCCGCAGCGGCGGCCGCTTCTGGGTGCAGACGCTTGCAGGCGGCGAGATCGATGTGCAGGTGGTGGTTGCGCAGGTGGTGATCGCCCGCGTGACTGACGCCATCCCTGCCGGCCGCCAGCTGATCAGCGCCACCGTGTGCGTGGACCAAGAGCACGTGCTGCTGCTGCACCGCGCGCCCGGCGAGACCGCCGCCACCGCCTGGCAGCTGGTGCGCTGGGACGGCAGCAGCACCGCTGTGATCCGCAGCGGCACCGTGGACACCACCACCGCGATTGCCGAGCCCGGCGTGCGCTGGGGCGCGCCGTGGGCCACGCCGGCGCTGTTCCGCAGCTCCATCATGGAGAGCAACCTCACGCACCTGTGGGTGGCCTACGGTGCCGGCCTGCTTACCGTCACCAGCTTCGTGATCGGCGCCGACAACGTGCTGCGCCGGGACCAGGAGTTCATCGGCGCCGGCGCGTTGCTGCCGGGCGGCACGTTCATGTACCCGGCGATCTATGCCGACCGCGGCCTGGCGGCGGTGGTCAGCGGCAACGCGCTGCAAGCCTACTCTCGCCTGGCCGAGCTCACGCCGGCGCCGGCCGGGCTGGGCAGCATCGCCGCCAACCTGTGCACGCGCGCTGGCTACAGCCTGGCGGAGATCGACACCACCGCCCTCACGCCCGCGGTGGACGGCTTCATCCTGGGCGGCGGCGGCACCGGCCGCAGCGGCCTCGAAGCCCTGCAGCGCGCCTACTGGTTCGATGCCGTGGAGAGCGGCGCCGTGCTGCGCTTTGTCATGCGCGGCGGCGCACCGGTGGCCACCATCACCGCGGCCGACCTCGGTGCGGCCGAGGGCCGGCTCGCCGGCGCGGTGCGGCTGGAGACCGATCGCGCGCAGGAGACCGAGCTGCCGGCGCGCGCCACCGTGCGCTATTTCGCACGTGACGCCGACCAGCAGCAGGGCGCGCAGGGTGCGCGCCGCGCCACTGCCGCCAGCCGCGCTGCGCTGGAGGTCACACTGCCACTGGTGCTCAGCGACGCACGCGCCGCACAGGCCGCTGACATCCTGCTGTACGAGGCTTGGGCCAGCCGCAGCCGGCGCCGCTTTTCGCTCACCGCCGCGTGGTCGCGCCTGGAGGCCACCGACGTCGTGCTGCTTGGCGACGGCGCGCTCACCTACCGGCTGCGCATCGAGCAGAAAAGCCAGGCCGGCAACCGCATCGACTTCACCGCCGTAGACGATCTGGCCGACGTCTACGTGCCCAACGCCGCGTTCGCCGCCATCACCGCCACGCAGCAGGTGCCCGTGCTGCCGCCAACGCGGCTGGAGGCCATGGACCTGCCGGCGCTGCGTGACGTGGACGATGAGCCCGGCGTGTACGTCGCCGCCGCCGGCTACGGCCCGGCATGGACCGGCGCCCGCACCTACACCAACGAGGGCGAGGGCACCGCCTGGCAGTCGCGCCAGACGATCGACAAGGCGGCCGTGATCGGCACCGCCATCACCGTGCTGGCCACCAGCGGCCGCCCGCCCGGCCTGCCTGATGAGGCGAACACCGTGCGCGTGACGGTGGCCAGCGGCACGCTCGCCAGCGTGAGCTACGCGCAGTTCCTGGCCGGCGCCAATGCCGCGCTGCTGGGCGACGAGCTCATCTACTTCCGCGAGGCCGCGCTGGTCGCCGCCGGGGTGTACGACCTGCGCGGGTTTCTCCGCGGGCGCAAGGGCACCGAGCGATTCATGGGCACGCACGCCGCGTTCGAGCGGTTTGTGCTGCTCAGCTCGGGCACGGCCCGCTGGCTCGACCTGCCGCTGGCCGCGCGCGGCCTGAACGTGGGCGTGCGCGCGCTCACGCTGGGCCAGCAGGCCAGCCAGGCCACCGTGCAGACGGTGCCGTTCACGGCCGCGACGCTGCTGCCCTACGCGCCGGTGCAGGTGCGCGCGCTCCGCCAGGGCAGCGATGTGCTCATCCGCTGGGTGCGGCGCGGCCGGCTGGCCAACGGCTGGAACAACGGCGCCGATGTGCCGCTGTCCGAGGCCAGCGAGGCCTATGACGTCGAGATCCTCAACGCGCCCGGCACCGCTGTGCTGCGCACCCTGAGTGCCGTCACGCCACAGGTCACCTACACCGCCGCGCAGCAGGCGGCCGACGGTCTGGCCAACGCCATCGCACTCAACCTGCGCGTGTACCAGCTGAGCGCGCGCGTGGGCCGCGGCGTGGCCGCGGCCGGCAGCGTGCCGGTGGTCGAGCGGCAGATCGTGCCGCCGGCGCTGGCGCGGTTCTGGCGGCTGTCGATCAGCGCGGTCAATGGCGGCGCCCGCGCCGTGATCTGCGAGATGCGGCTGCTGCTCGACGGCGCTAACCAGTTCACGGGCGGCACCGCCAGCGCCAGCAGTGAGCTGTTCCCCGGCTTTGCGTACCTCGCCAGCGAAGCCTTCGATGGCGAGCTGGTGGTGGGCGGCTGGTCGACCGACAACGGTCTAGCTGCGCCCTCCTGGTTGCAGTACGAGCTGGCGGCCGGCGTGCAACGTACTGGGCAGTACCTGCAGATCACGCTCGGCGGCTCCACCGCGCACGGCGGATCGCTCAGCACCACGGTGCGCGACTTCGCCCTGCAACGCTCCAATGACGGCGTGAGCTGGGAGACCGTCAAGGGCTGGTCCGGGGTCACCTGGGCGGCCTACAACGAAACCCAACTGTTCGCTTTGGAGTAATCGTGTCCGACAGCGCATCTGCACTCGACCTGCTGACCAGCGGCCAGGCCGCCAAGGAGACGCAGGCCAACGGCCTGCTCGACGCCGCCTCGCCGGCCATGCTGTTTGGCCAGCGCGCCAGCACCACCGCCGGCCTGACCTTCGGCTACTACGGCGGCGTCATGCTGGTGGATGGCGCGCTCACCGTGATCGCCAACAACGTGATCGCGCTCGCGGCCTCGCAGACGCATTACGTCGAGGCCACCCGCACCGGCAGCGTGAGCAGCAACACCACCGGCTTCACCGCCGGCCGCATTCCGCTGTACGTGGTGGTGACCGGCGCCAGCGCCATCACCAGCTGGCAAGACCGCCGCGCCTGGGTTCAGCCGGCGCACGTGGCCGGCCTGCTGGCGCGCGCCATGACGGCCGACGCCAACATCACGCTCACGGCGGCCGAAGCGCGCTGCCAGATCCTGCGCATCGCCAGCAGCGTGAGCCTCACCGCCACGCGCGACGTGGTGCTGCCGCTGGCCCCGCAGCAGTGGATCGTGAGCAATGAGACCACCGGCGGACAGTCGCTGCGGTTCATCGGCGCCAGCGGTACCGGCATCACGGTGGCCAACGCGCGGCGCGCTGTGTTGTTTTCCGACGGCACCAACATCGTCCGCGCCACGGCCGACCAGGCCTGACCCTTCACCACCCCGGAGCACCATCTTGACCGAACCGCATCTGTCCGCGGGGGCCACGCTCGTGGCCACGGCCGCCGGCGCCGGCTTCACCCTCGCCGCGGAGAAAGCCGCGCTGGCCTTCTTCGGCATCCCGCTGGCGGCGGTGACGGCTGCGCTCACCGGCGCGTTGGTGCCGCTGCTGTTCACCGAGGAAAGGCTGCTGACCGCGCTGCGCCACTGGCTCGGCAGTGCGCTGTTCGCGCTGCTGCTGACCGCCCTGGTGCTGCTGCTGGCCGATCTGGGCGACAAGGCTGCCATCGGCGTGGCTGCCGTGCTGGCCATGTTCGCGCGCGATCTCTTTGCCGCCGCGCGCGGCGAGCTGCCGCCGCTGGTCACCGCCGTGCGTGAGCGCCTGGCCAGCGCCGTGAAGCGGGAGGGCAAATGACCGTCGACGCGACCTGGGGGCTGAGCGTGCTGGCCGGCGTGGCAATCGCTGCCTGGGGGTTCTGGCGCATCGCCGTCGCACCGGCGCGCGGTGACTGGCTGCTGAAGCTCGCCACGCTGGCCGTGTTCGCCTGCGCCACGCTGTGGACGGTGGACCGGCTGGCCGGCAACGTGCTGCGCTGGGACTTTGCCGCGCTGATGCTCAGCCTTGCCGGCTACCTGTGGAGCGGCGTGCTGCGCCACTACCTCGCCAGCCGCCGCCGCGCGAGCCGCGGCGAGGGGTGGCGGTGGACCTCGGAGCCGGGCGAATGAGCCGCCTGCGCGGCCACTGGATCGTCGGCGCGCTGCTCGGCCTGGCGGTCGAGCTGCTGTCGATCCCCGCGCGGCTGCTGGTGCCGCTGTTCGCCATCGGCGGCCGGTATCCGTGGTGGATGGTCACGCCCGACGATCCGGTCTCGCCGTTCGGCACCTATGAGGCCACGGTGCGCGCGGTCTACGCGCGCTTCGGCCGCTACCTGGGCGACGTCTACTGGCTCGCCTGGCGCAACGTGCTCTACGGCCTGAGCTACCGGCTGAAGCCCGCCGTGTTCAAGGGCGTGGTCGACTACACCGTGTTCGCCACCTGGGCGCTGCCGCGCCGCGGCGGCTGGCTGTACGTGTGCGAGGACTACGCGCTGCGGCAGTGGGGCATCGGCCGGTTCGAGATCCTGGCCGGGTGGATGGTGCGCGGCGCGGTGCTCGACCCGCTCGCCCCGCGGCAGCCGGTGAACATGGAGTTCCGGCCGATCTTCAGCGTGCGGCGGGCCGGATGAGTGCCGTCGACCCGCGCTGGCTGGCGATCGCCCGCCGCTACCTGGGCGTCAGCGAGATCCCGGGCCCGCGCCACAACCCGACCATCCTCGGCTGGCTGCACCGGCTGCGCAGTTGGGTGGCTGACGACGAGACGCCCTGGTGCGGTCTGTTCGTCGCCGCGGTGATGGATGAGGCCGGCCTGCCCGTGGCGCGCAACTACCTGCGCGCGCGCGCGTGGATGGACTGGGGCACGACACTGGCGCTGCCGGCGCCGGGCTGCGTGGTGGTGTTCGAGCGCGGGCCGACCATGGGGCATGTGGGCTTCGTGGTCGGCCGCGATGCGGATGGCCAGCTGCTCGTGCTCGGCGGCAATCAAGGCAATGCCGTGACCATCGCCGCCTTCGCGCGCAGCCGCGTGCTGCCCGGCGGCTACCGCTGGCCGGCGGCGGAGCCGATCCTGTACGGCGTGCAGCTGCCGGTCGGTAGCGCGGCGCGCAGTACGTCGGAGGCGTGATGCTCTCGCTCGCCTGGACATGGCTGCTACGCAACCCGCTGCAGGCGACGATTGGCGCGGCGGCGGTGGCCTGCTTCATCGCCGCCGGTGTGCAAAGCGTTCGGCTCGACCGGTCCGAGCAGCGTCACGCGCGCGCCGCGCAGGGCTGGCAGGCCGAGACCCTGGCCCGCGAGCGCGCCGCCCGCGCCGCGGCCGACGAGTACCGTGCGCGCGAGGCGCGCTGGCAGCAACAGAAAGCCGCCGCGGAGGCCCACTATGCCCAGACCATCGCGCAGCGCGATCGCACCATTGCTGATCTGCGCCGCACTGCTGCCGAGCTGCGCCAGCTCGCCGCCGGCTACGCCGCCGGTGGTCGTGGCACCGCCGACGATTCCATCGATGCCTGCCGTGCCCGCGCCGCCACCCTCGCAGAGCTATTCGCAGAAGCTGATGCAGCTGCGGGAGACCTGGCGGCAGCGGCTGACGCCCACGCCGACCAGGTGAGGGTGCTGCAGGAGAGCTGGCCGCAGTGACCTACTCGGCCGGCAGCTGCGGCGCCGGCTTGCACCGCAGCTTGGCCTCGCGCGCCGTCTTCTCGCGGTGCGCCTTCACCGTCAGCCACTGCAGATTGTCCGGGTGATCCCGGCCGCCGCACTTCAACGGCGTGCGGTGGTCGACCTCCCACCCCGGGCAGGCGCCGGTCGGCTTGCCGGTGGCCGGGCAGGGCGCCTGGCGCTGGAATGCAGCCCGCACAGCGGCCGATCGGGCGTCGGCCGGTAGGGTGATAGCCAGCAGCACCGCTGCGAGGCTCGGGCAGGCGATTCGCACGCCCGCACCCTACCGACAGCGCCCGGCCAGCGCATCGCGGGCTCGCGCGAGCGCGCGCGTACCTCCACTGCACTTCTCCGTATCCTCGACTGCTCCGGCGTCGGGCGACTCTCCCGGCCTCCGGTTCGCCGGAGCGCGTCTGCTGTACCCTCCCTTCCACTTCGCCGCGCGGCATAGTCCCGCCGCAGTCCAATCGCCCGGAAGCCCGCGTCAGCGCTGGCGGGCGATTCCTCCCGGCGGGACCACCCCCGTGGTCCCTTCTTGTTCTCGTCGGCTCTTTCCCTCGGCGCTTGCGTTCTGGACGGTCCTCGGCGGATCATTCCGCAGACCAAATCCAGACCAATCCGTAGACCATGCCGACCGTCACGAAAGTGGGAAAGCGCTGGCGCGCCCGTGCCAACGTGGGCGAAGGGCGCCAGATCAGCGCCGGTAACTGGCCGACCAAGGCCGAAGCCCTGCAGGCTGCGCTGGAGGTGGAGCGCCGGGCGCGGGCGGGCAATCTGGCGGGAGCGCACGGCAAGCGGGTGCGCGACATTCTCGACCGCTACGCGGAGGATCTGGCGGCGGCTGACCGCAACCGCTGGGAGCGCACGCGGCTGGCGTTCCTGGCCACGCAGCCGTGGGCGCAAAAGCGCGCGGACGAGCTGACGCCGGCTGACCTGGGCGAGTGGCGCGATGCGCGGCTTGGGCTGGTGCGCAAGGGGGCGCGCGCGGCGCCGGTGCGGGCAGTCAAGGGCTCGACCATCAACCGCGAC